ACGTGGACGTCACCCGGGGTCGGTTGGGTCATGGCTCTCGTTCTCCTTCTTCTGGGTTTCTGCTGTGGTCAGGATCCGGGGATCACGCCAGGATCGGCGCGCAGCCCAGGAGGACTTCGATGACTTCGCCCGTGGCTCCGCCCTTCACGCACACGCCCATGACGTGGTACGTGGAGATGGCGACGACGGCCGCTCCGGTCGCGCTCGTGGCGACCTTCTGGTTGGGCGTGATCGTGGCACCGGCCACGACCTTCGCCACACCCTCGACCTGCACCTCGGCCGCCTGGCCGAGCGCGGTGGGCTTGTTGTTCAGGACGCCGATGGACAGCTCCCCGAGCGTGTTGTTGATCGCCACATTGCCCGAGCTGTCGAGCTCGACAAAGTGGTACAGGCTGGCCGACAGGTCCGCGGCGGCGGGCCGGGTGATCGTCAGCGGGATTTCGACTTGAGACATGGCTGGTTGTTCTCCTTCTTGGGGATCTTCTGGTTTTCAGTGGGCTGACCGGAGGTCAGATCCCCTGTCCGGGTTGCGTGGTCTGGGCGTACAGGGCCTGGCCCTCCGGGGTGTCGAGGACCGCCACCTTGGCCTCCGCCAGGGTGATCTTCCGCGTCTCCGCGAGGTTCTTGGCCAGCGCGTCGAGCTGCTCGACCGGGCTGGCACCGCTCGCCGAGACCTTGTGGCCCAGCGCAACGAAGGCCTTGCCCATCGTGGTGGAGAGGACCTTGAGGATGCCCTCGACCTTGCCGCGGGTCGCCTCGTCCGCGATCGTGGAGACCGCGCGGAGGAGCTCGACCTTCGCCACTGCCTCGCCCGGGAGGCTCTTGAACTCGTCCGAGGCCCGCTTGGCCAGGTTGGCGTCCACGACGGCCTTCTGCGACTCGCGGTTGGCCTTGCGGAGCTCGTCGTTGTCCTTGGCCATGCTGATGACCCGCGCGTCGTCGTTCTTGCGGAACACCATGCCGTTCTCGGCGGTGTACACGACCGGGTTGGACTCGGCCGCCTTCGCCAGGATCGACGCGCGCTCGCTGCGGTCCTTCTTCAGGAACTCGCCGCGGCCCGACTCGTCGAGGCCGGCGTAGTGGACCTTGTCCGCGTCCGACAGCTGGCCGAACGCACGGGACTGGGCCAGCTCCCCTTCGAGGGTCGCCAGGCGCTTGCTCATCTCTTCCATCTTCTTCTCGTCCATGTTGGGACCTTCTCCGTTGGGGTTTGCTGACTTCTGTGCACCGCCGAAGCTGTCCGGCAGCATGCTCTCGAGGCCAAGTGCCTTGGCCCTTGACTTGATGTGCCGTCGAGCCGCCTCGACGTCCTTGGCCCGACCCTGCGCGTGCAGCGCGTTCTCGAGGTCGGCCTTGTTCCTGATCGGGAAGGACCCGTCGGGCATCGCCGCGCCGCTGTCGGCCAGCTGGCTGCGCTGCTCCGCCGTGAAGTCGGCCTTCCAGTACGGTGCGCGCTTCTCCGCGTCACCCTCGGCAGCCTCCTCCTCGGGGGTCTCAGCGGACTCCTCGCCCGGGGATCCCTCCATGAAGGCATCGTGGATCCCGCCGGCCGCTGCGCGCCGCTTCTTCTTGTCGGGAAACTTGTCCTTCATCACCGCGTGGTCGTCGCAGCGGGCCATGAAGTCCGACTTGCTCTCGTCCGCCTTCGGCACCGGCATCCCGTCGCGCTTCATGATCACCATCGTCGCGCCCTCCTGGGCCGGCTTGTCGACAGCGCTGAGCTCGTCGATCCTGAACTTGGTCATGATCCTCTTGGCCATCACGCACTCTCCTGGACAACCCGGTCCTCGATCCGCTTGCCGCCGATCGAGAAGCCGGTGAATGTCCCGTCCATGAAGCCCTTGGCCACGGCGGGGTCGGGCCGCATCGCAACCATCAGCCCCGTCTTGTCCGTCTCGATCCCGAAGGCCTTGGCGACCTCCGTGGTCATCGGCCACGCGAACACGACCGTGCCCGCGCTCGCGCCTTGGTGCATCACCCTCGCCTCGCGGCTGTTCGCCATGAAGTCGGTCGAGGCCTCGAGCATCGCCTGTTCCGGGATGTGGTCACCCTGGAGGTCGAAGTAGTCCACACCGTCCTGTTTGCAGACGATGGCCCAGCCCATCACGAGGCCGAGCGAGCTGTCGGCCTTGACGACCTTGGCCTGTAGGCTGAAGCTGTCCATGCGCAAGGCTATCTTCCCCCCTCGGGGCACTCCCGTCAAGGGGGGGCCCATCAGGAAAGCCGGTAGGTGACCCGGCAGCGGCAGTTGATCGTGTCCTCGGCCGGGGCGGTGGGGTCACGCGGCTCCATCAGGCTGTTGCCCAGGCCACTCTGGAACGGCTGGGTCAGGCCCCGCTTCTGCTGGTCCATCTCCAGGTGCCACTCGCGCGAGCGCCCGTCATGGCGTGTGAGCCAGGTCCTGACGACCTCCTCGTGCTTGAGGTGCCCCGTCTCCACGGCCTGGAGGAACCCCTCCTGGATCCCCTGGGAGCTCGCGCGCAGCCCCTCGGTCCGGGCAATGGTCTCGGCCCTGAAGTTGACCCAGCGCTGGCGGTAGCGGTCCACCATCCGGTCGATCGTGGCCGGCGGGATGGGGCGGTCCTGGCTGATGGCCGCGCGGACGGACTGGTCAAACCGTCCGTCGCGGAGCTCGCGCTGGAGGGCCTGGGCGCTGTTGCGCTCGAGGAGGTCGCGGTAGGACTGGACGACCCCCTCCTGATACCGGGTGAGGCCGAGGGACTCGCGGAGCTCGCGCGCCACGTCGCGGGGGTTGGTGCCGGCCGCGACTCCCCGGGAGATGATGTCCCGGAACAGGTCACGCTGCGGGTCGGAGACCTCGCGGATGAGGCGGAGCTGGGCCTGGCGGATCGCCGAGACGGCCCGCTGGTTGACGACGTCGAAGCGCACCGCCACACCCTGTGCGTCCTGGATGAACTGGCCGGCCTCGTCCGCGCCCTCGTGGAAGATGTCGGCCCAGATGCCGGACAGGCCCAGGGCGAGGGTCTCGGTGGTCACGATCGCCTGGCCGAGGTTCCCCGACTCCATGAGCGCCGCGACCTCGGCGGTGTCGATCGACCCCGCGACGTGCGTGATCAGCTCGAGGTAGGTGGCCTTGAACTGGCGCTCAGCGTTGGCCAGGAGCTCGTCGAGGCGTGCCTGGCTGAACTGGTTGGAGGCCTTGGCGATCAAGCGCCACGCACCTGGCAATCGTAGGTCGCGCTGGCCGGGTCGCGGATCACGTTGACGACCTCGGCCTCGACCCCCTCGGCCTGGATGTGGTCCGAGGACTGGGGGACGATGCCGCTGGGGAGGCTCTTGCCCAGGAGGAGGACGCGGCGGTCACCCTTCTGGACCAGGTCCCCGTCAAACTGGGACAGCCGGTAGTCCACGACGACACCCTTGCAGGCGTAGGTCTTGCGCGAGGGGTGGACCCCGGAGGTCAGGTCCCCGTCGACGCGCTGGCCCGGCGTGAGCCGCACCAGCGTCATCTTGAGCAGGCCCGGCCCGAGGGACTGGTTGAGGATCGCCGCGATGTCGACGCCGAACAGCTTGGTCATTTCACGGGAGACCTTGGTTGAAACCGTACTCGTCGGCCGCGTCGAAGGCCGAGCCGACGTCGGTGCCGCTGACGATCCCGAGGGTCGGGTTGCGCCCGCCGAGGAAGGGGGCGACGAGCTCCTGGACGATCCAGGGGAAGCGCATGTTGCGCGTGCCGTCGGTCGGGCGGAAATACTCCACCTCGGCGGGCCCGGCCTTGGCGACACGGATGTTCGAGCCGGTGCCCATCGACGTCTCGAGGTCCGGATTCTGGGTGAGCTCGAAGGCCAGCTCGCACTCCGCGTCCTTGATCTCCTGGGGGACCATCGTGGGGTCCACCGCGTTGCCGTCCTGGTCGGTCAGGCCCGTCCGGGGGAAGGCGAGGATCTGCGCCGGGTCGGTCTCCTGGCCGTTCCAGTCCGGCCGCTCGAGGAGCTTGGTGGCCGTGAGCAGGCTGCGGTTCTGGGTGTCGGGGTCGAGCCCCGCCCAGAGGTCGGCCGCGCGGGTCGAGTCTCCGAGGAACACGCTGGCCTCGGCCAGCGTGACGTAGGTGTTGGTGCCGACGACGAGGGCTGATGTCACGGGTTCACCACATTCTTGAGGACGGTCAGGGTGCCAGTGGCGACCACGAGCGTGAAGGGGGTCGAGTCGATGTACAGCTCGAGCTCGAAGTAGAAGTCACCCGCGAGCGGCTCGGAGTCGGTCCCGAGGAGGAACACCGACAGCTTGCCGTTGGTCGGGTCGGTGATGTTGATCTCCGACGAGCCGTTGGCGCTGTCCTTGGTCACGACCGGGGTGGCCGTGATCGGGTCGCCCGAGGTGCTGAGCCGCGCGAGCGCCCAGCGGGCCGAGATGCCGGTGAGGTCCTTGGCGACCCCGCCGTTGTCCTGGTCGATGACGGTGTAGCGGATCTCCCGCTGGTTCCCGGCATACACGCTGTCGATGAGTCCGGTGACGGCCATGCTAGCAGACATCCCCCTGGAGGTCGCCATCCTCATCGTACCCGGCCTGCTGCTCGGAGACAAGGTCGCTGCCAGCAGAGAACTCCGCAACCTCGTCCCAGCCCCCCTCGAGGAGGGCGACGGCCTGGGCCCCACCACCGAGCTCGGCCACCGAGTCCGCCCCGGCCGGCAGCTCCATAGGACAGGCGAGCGTGAGGTTGGTCCAGAAGACCTTGATGCGCGGGAGCGTCCCCGCGATGGCCAGGATGAAGTCCTCCTCGAGGGTGGCCGCGCCGGCCAGGCGGGGCAGCTGCGCGTCGATGGTCAGCTCATACGCAATCGAGACGGTGAGGTCGGCCTCGCACGTGAGCTGCCCGAGGGTGCCGGCCGCGTCGAGGATGAACTGCTCCTCGAGGGTGGCCGCGCCGGCCATCCTCGGGAACTGGGCATCCACAGACAGGTCGTTCTCGTTGGTGGAGACGTCGAGCGTGGCCGCGCAGGTCAGCTGGCTCATCGTCCCGGCCGCGTCGAGGATGAACTGCTCCTCCATCACGGCCGAGCCGGCCAGGCGGGGCAGGGTGGCGCTGGCCGTCAGGACGTTGTCGGACTCGAGGACGGCTGCGCCAGTGAGCCGCGGGAGCTGCGCGTCAGCTGCGAGGATGAAGTCCTCCTCCAGCACTGCCGCGCCGGTCAGGCGTGGGAGCTGCGCGTCGGCCGTGACGACATAGTCGGCCTCCAGGACCGCAGCGCCGGTCATCCGTGGCAGCGTGCCAGCTGCCGTGAGGATGAAGTCCTCCTCGAGGACGGCCGCGCCGGTGAGGTTGGGGAGGCTCCCCACGACCGACAGGATGAAGTCCTCCTCGAGGACGGCAGCTCCCGTGAGGCGGGGCAGGGTGCCGGTCGCAGTTGCGATGAACTGCTCCTCCAGCACCGCGCTCCCCGTCATCTTGGGGAGGGTCGCGGCCGAGGTCGCAATGAACTGCTCCTCGAGGACGGCCGCGCCGGTCATCCTCGGGAGGGTGCCGGTCGAGGCCACGGTCACCGTGTCGAGCTCCACCATGGCCAGGATGAAGCGCTTGGCCGTGCCGATGCTGGGAGCCGTCGTCCAGTTGAAGGTCAGGCCGTCGGGATCGAACGAGGCGACGACAGCGATGGCCTCGGAGGTCCCATCCTCCTTGGTGATGCCATAGGAGGAGAAGGCCTTGCTCCCCGTGTTGGTGGTGGAGACCGCGTCCTTGTCCCACACCGCGTTCATGAAGATCTGCGGGTTGGTCGCCTGGTCGAGGGGCGTCAGTCCCCCGAAGCCGAAGGAGCTGGCAGTGGTCCCGGTGTCGACAGTCGGCCAGGCGTTGCGCGAGCCCAGCATCAGGGCCGAGCCGGGGTAGGTCCCGAGGCCGGGGTAGGCCTGGTTGCCGGTCGAGGTCGGCTCCGACAGGAGCGCCTGGTGCATGATCTTGCCACCGTAGTAGATGGCCATGTAGAGCAGGGGCGGCCCGAGGTCGACGTTGACGTCGGCCGCGTGGTCAGTGTTGACCGTGAAGCCGTCGTCGAGGAACCTCCCGAGGTCGGTGGTCGGCCGCGTGAAGCCGGACTCCGTCAGCAGGTGCGCCATCGCACCATCGGAGCGGGTCTCGAGGCGGACGAGGGAGGTGGCGTTGCCGCTCTGCGTCAGGGCGTTGAGCGACTGGGTGACATGGCCGTCCATCGCCATGCCCATGTAGAAGTTGAAGTCAGCGCGGAGCGTGCTGTCATAGGCCCCGTCGTTGGCGAGTGAGAGGACCTGGTCAGGCCGGAAGGGTGTGGCCACCTTGACCTCACCGGCAGACTGGACAGGAGGGGTCGCAGTCCCGACCTGGAGGACGAGGTCCGCGCCGTACAGCGCCACCACGTCGACCTGGTAGGCTGCGGCCGGGGTCGTGGTCCACACCAGGCTGACGACGTTCCCGGACAGCGAGCAGGTTGCCACCGCATCGTAGCCGGAGCCCAGGCCGTACTGCGGGAGGCGGACCACCGCGTCCGTGAAGCCGGCCTGGCCAGTCAGGGTGCCGGTGTTGTTGTTCTTGGCGAAGCCACAGATGCCGCCGTAGTTGGTCCCGTCGAAGAAGGCCTTGGAGATGCGCTTGCCGCCACCCGACCCCTGGGCGACGTCGGTGACGATGACGATGACCCCCTTGATCGTGTCCGAGGCGATCGAGGGGAAGGTGATGGTCTGGGTGCCACCGCCAGTGCTGGCCACGACCTGGAGGCCGTAGGTCGTGACGAGCCCCGCTGCGATCGCCCGCCCGCCGAAGAACCAGTCAGCAACGACACGGCCCGGCGTGTCGAGGACCTGGTTGGCCCCGACCCGCAGGTTGTGCGGGCAGAGGCGCTCCGGCGTGAAGTAGGACGCGGTGACGAGCCGGTCCTGAGACCGCAGCAGCGGCCAGGCCCCGCGACCCGAGATGGACGTCAAGGCCTACCCCTGCGCGTACTTCAGGCTGCCCGCGACGGCACCGGCAGCGGTTCCGGAGAGGAGGACAGCCCCGTACAGGGCGCTGGAGTCATAGATCCGGGGGAGGCCGAGGTCCGCGAAGTCATACACCCCGCCAACCGAGGCTGCTGGGAAGAAGACCTGGGCGAGCCGCCTGACCACGAGGAGGTTCACGGTGCCGGACACGTAGGACGTGCCGAGGGTGATGCTCTGGATGGAGCGGATGCCAGTGTCCCCGGCCTGGAGGGCAAAGGGGGTGATCTGGCCGGCCTTGGCCGAGGCGGGGAAGTTGGTCACCAGCCCCGCGCTCCTCGAGCCGGTGCCGGCCTGGTTGGTGTAGGCGAAGGTGGTGTTGCTGACCGAGCCGTTTCCGCAGTTGGCGGAGCAGTACAGCCAGGCCTCGAGCCCGCCACCGAGGGCGTCAGGCGTCGAGCCCGAGGCGGGCACGCACCTCGAGTTGAAGGTCGGGGTCGTGATGCTCTGGGCCGTCGTCGTCGTGATGCCGATGCCCGT